GCCCGGAATAAAAACGTGCTTGTCATAGGCGGGAGCGGAAGCGGAAAAACGCGGTTTTATGTAAAGCCTAATTTAATGCAAATGCACAGCTCCTACGTTGTAACCGACCCCAAGGGAAGTATCGTAACGGAAGTAGGAAAGCTGATGTTGCTCAAAGGCGGTTACGATATAAAAATCTTGAACACTATCAACTTTGCAAAGAGCATGAAATACAATCCGTTCGCCTATGGGAAAGCCCGTTAAAGTAACCGGGGTCTAAACCATTGAAAAAGCCCCAATTTAAGCCGTTTGTTGGCTGTTAGGGGCATAGTTTCATTTTTCAGTAATCGTTAAATTGCCGATTATGTTAAGATGTATGTTCACGGTTTGGCTTCGCACCCCGTTTTCAAGTTCCAATTTACCCACAAACACCTTGTCAATAAGGGCTGTAGCCAGTTCGTGGGTTAGTTCGGTTGCATCGGTGTATCGCCTTACCAATTCCATGAACCGCTTGGGTTTAGAAGCGTTTTCCTTTGCGGTGTCCATTTTGCTTTTCAGCTTGTCGGCTTTTTCCACGAGGGTTTTTTGTTCCGCTTCATGTTCAGTTAAAAATTGAACAAAACGCTCCGGAGGCAGTATACCGTTTCTGCGGTCATCATAGAGCAAGCGGATTGTTTTGTCTATTTCCGCAATCCTCGCCTGTGCGTTTTTGAGTTCCTTCGCCATCGAAGCGGTGTCGGCTTCCAGTTGGTTTTGCATTTGCCGCTCCACATCTTTGATGAAGTCGCTTTCCTTGGCAAAAGCTATCACCCGCCGCAGATAATCAAGCACATGGGTTTCAAGATACAATTTCGGCACAAAGTGGGAACAGCAACTGCCTGTATTTTCCCTTACCTTGCTTTTCCGATGCTGTCCGCAATCGTATGCCTGTAACCGTTGATTGTTTGAAACCGTATATAATCGGTAGCCGCAAGTCGCGCAAAACACAAGTTCGTCAAGGGGTTTTGGCGGGTACTTTTTCCGCTCCCTCCGTTTTCCGTTTTGGCGTAGCTTTTTCACCGTTTCAAACAACTCAGCAGATATAATAGCCTCTTGCGTGTTAGGTGTAATCACCCATTCCTCTTCGGGCTTGAGAACCGCTCGTCTATCCCGGTGGGAGCGGCTGGTAACCCGGAGCGAAACCGTACAGCCAGTGTATTCAAGGTTATCCAACATTTTCTGAACGCTGGTGTGTGACCACGCCCGGTGCGTTACTTGCTTCGGTGGAGTGTAATTTCGGATACCTTCCGCTTGCTGGCGTTCAGACGGTGTCAGATACCCTTTTTCGTTGAGAATTTTTGTAATCCCCATCATGGAATGCCCTTTGATATAAAGGTCATAAACCTCGCGGACAACATTTGCAGAATCTTCATCAACCACCCATTTCTTGGGGTCTGTGGTACTTTTGCGGTATCCGTATACCGGAACGCCGCCAACTCGCCGCCCTGCCAATGCCGCCGCACGTTTTTGCGCTCGTATTTTGCGCGATGTGTCTTTTGCGTAAAATTCATTAAAAACATTGCGAAATGGCATGAAATCCAGACTTTCTGGAATCCAACTATCCACATTGTCGGTTATCGCCAAAAAGCGGACATCGTACCTTGGGAATATATCAAGCACATACTGCCCAACTTCCCAATGCCCTCTCCCGAAGCGTGATAAATCCTTACAAATCACGGTTGATATTTTCCCGGATTCAACATCAGAAATCATTTGCATAAATGATTCCCTGTCAAATCGGGTTCCGGTTATACCGTCATCAACATAAAATTTGGGGTTGGGGAGATTGTATTTTTCCACATACTGCGTCATCATAAGTTTTTGACTTTCGATGCTTTGCGAATCCCCATTTAACGCATCTTCTTGGCTAATTCTGCAATACAATGCTGTGATTTTCAATCGCCCCACCCCCCTTCATATTTGCCATAAAACCAGCCTCCATTAATTAAGAAGTGGTTTCATGTTCGCTCTGGTTTTCGCACATAGCAAGTGGAGTGTCTTGGGTTAGCTCCCGCTTTGCGTTCTGCAAAATCAACCTTTGCAGCACTTCTTTTAATGTGTGTTTTGCGTTTGGCGAATGCTCATGCGAAAAATAAAAAACCCGGTTCTCTGATTTATACTTAATCACATAATCACCGCCCATATCGCTGACTTAAATTGTGAAAATCAGCCTTTAATTTACATATTCTTTCAAGCTTGCGTTTTGCTAATTTATACAATGACTCTGCTTCCCTTGCGTTTTTCCGCGCCAAACACGCCGCTTGATTAATTTCCTTCGTGACAGCCGAGCCGTAGGATTCCTTTACCCGCCGCACTTCTTCCGCTTCACGCAGGGCTTCCAGCATGGCGCACTCCCTATGTTGCAAATCGCCGTTTAATTCCGCTTCTGTGTTGAGAAGCCATTGTTTAAGGTTTTGTATGGATTCCTCATTACTCCATGTCTCATCAAACATCAATTGCCATAATTTGCGGATATTTTTCAGCGGCAATTCAAGGAAGCTGTCCATATCGTAAAGCCTAATGATGGAGCGTTTGTTTTTGATGATAATTTCCATCGGCTTCTCCTTCCCCTCGCGCCGCCACAGCGCAAATTAATGAACAATATTTCCGCTTGGCGTTGCCATAAGCGGTAAAAGGCTTCCGGCAAAGTAAACAAATGTGGTTATAAACCGCTTGGCGGTTTACGGCTTCCGGATTTTTCGCCCACCATGCCATCCGGCATTTATCAGAGCAGAAGCGTTTGGGTTTCTTTTTAGGCAGATGTGCCAAACCCACTCCGCACTCCGGGCAAAATTCGTAAACCGTGCTTATTCCTTGTCTGCGGCAGTGGGATTTTACCGTGCTTTCGGACAAATCAAGTTCTGCCGCAATAACAGCGTAGGTTGCGCCGCTGCCGCGCATAATGACTATTCTGTGTTTCTGAAATGCGTTCATAAAAAAATCGCCTCCTAACTGTTACACCAGCAGGAGGCGAAAACTTCGTATGCAATATAAAAAATTTCTTGGAGGTTTTAATTTGAAGTCAACAGCTTATTCGCCATGTTAATTATCAACCCGTCCACATATTCCAACTTACTATGGTTAGCCAGCCAATAATCGGGACTATTAATCACCCCATGTTTAACAAGAACAGCGACAGCCATTTCCACATCCATCGGCGGCGTAGCGGAGAGCGGCAATAATGCGGCCGTAAACTCCCGCGCCGATTCATACAGCTTTATAATGCCCTGCCCATATGTCGTACCCGGTACAGCCCAGCGGCCGTTAAGGTCTTCCCAATTCGACGCGATGCCACGGGTAACCAGATGGAAGCGCGGACTGGCGTTTTCCTGTTTTAGCGGCTCTGTGCTGGCGTATGCTTTTAAATGGTGTATCTGCGCCCTTACGCCGATTTGCGGACTGTCAAACCACGCCCCCGCGCCAGTGGGACTATTATTAACCGCGCCAATCCCGGAAAAATTATTCTGTTCCGGCAACACTTGACCGCCGTACTTAAACCAACCCGTTTCATGGATAGACTGGCAAAAAGCCACATCACCGCGAACGCCCTCTACATTACCCTCTGAAATGAAAAACCGCGCCAACTCAAGCGCGGAGCAGTTTATCTTTGGGTTGGGGTTTTTGGAGAGCAGATACGCCGCCAGTTGGTCAGCGGTCAACATAGACGCGCCCATTATCGGGTTTTTGGCATTTGTTGTTGGTGCGGGACTTTCCGTACTTGTCGTACCCTTAACCCCCAACGCATCCATAATAACCCGCGCTTGAACCTCCGCTATCTTTTTCAGATTTTCGTCTTTCAGCAAAAACGCTTCATCAGTAACATTATCATGGAAGCCGCTCTCAATCAGAAAAACGTGCGGACAACCCGCCGCAATAGCGGAGCGGATAACACCATAATAATCCGCATTGCCATTACCCTCGCGGGTTTTCGCGCCACGGTCGGGATTGTTCATCAGCGCGGCTACCGCCGCCGACAACTTAGCGGCGATAGGTTTATCATTCGCCTTCTTGATGGAATAAAAACACTCAACACCCCGCGCCGTACCGTTAAAAGCGTTACTGTGCTGGGATATAAATAAATCATACCCTTTAGCCATGCCACCCCGCGCTTCAAGTGACGGGTCTTGGTTTTCCGTCCTTGTCAAATCAGCCGAAACGCCGGAAGCTGCCAGAATCTCTTTGAGATATACTGACAGCTTCCACATTCCAACATATTCCTTATAACCGTTCTTACCGCCGTTCACATTCCCCGGAGCATGGCCGGGGTCGATTAATACCTTCATTCCGCATCCCTCTCGCTTTCATCATTATTTTTACTGCTGTCATTTTTACCCTTGTTACCTCTATTGCGGATTTGCACCAGCGCGTTTTTCAATACATCCGGCACGGGAACATGGAGAATAACAGCATTTTCAACAAGGCTGATACCCTCGTTCCCTATATACCAAAAGATAAGTGCGGTACGGAGTGCGGAGCCGTCATTGAGCAAATAAACATCTAATAAATGCCCCAACCCAACAAGGGTAAAGACAAAAACCTTCTTGGCGATACCCCTCGCGCCAACTTCGCTGGACAGTTCTTTTTGCACGAACGCACACATTACACCCGTGATATAATCGGCCACGGAAAGCGTAATCAGCGCGTAAATCAACCCGTCAAACCCGCCGAGATACCAGCCAAGAAACCCACCAACGGCGGCGGCTCCGCCCTGCACCAAGCCCCATATTGTTTCTGCTTTCATTGTGAAACACCATCCTTCTGATTATTTGCGGCAACCAAAAAAGAGCAGATGCCCTTTGTAAATGCCGCCGTTGGAATTAAATCTTATTTTGTGTACCGCACCCAAACATCCATACCTTTTGCCGGTTGCATGTTTTGGAGGCGGAGCAGACATTGACCGCCTTCGTCAATCTCAAAACCCGAGTCGAACCACGGTCCCCCTTCAGCTTTATGGTTTACAGAATCGCCTAAAAAGACAAAACCCGAGTTTGCTGTAGATGGAATAAAATCAGCCCAGATTTGACCGCCGCAGTCAACGATGGTCGGAGGGGAAGCCGGGATATTTGACGGGTGAAAACTCGTTAGCTGAAAAAACGCTGAAGTGGGGCCAACTCCATTCCACCTTTTCCATCTGCGTCCAAAAGTACCGTCACACAAATCTACCTCTGAGCCGTCTGTCGGCCATAAATGCGGACGTGACGCAAGCGTCAGATTTTTAAGCAACTCCGCAAAACTGTACAGCCGTCCGTCCTCACCGATAACCATGCCGGAGCGCGGGGTAAAAGTTTCTATATCGAATACCGCATCGGAAACAGGCTTTGCTCCGCCCATTAAATCAACGATGTTTACAATACTGCCGTCCTCGGCCAGTATGCGCCCATTTATGGGCGCGATTGAATTAATATCCATTTTTTGAGCCTCCATTTGGCAGTTTATTTTGTATACCGCACCCAAACGTCATATTTATACGCCGAATTGCTCGTACTGCTTGTATCTGTTTGCAAATATAGGTGATAAGTAATCTCACCGGGAAATTCCGTAAACAACGCGCTGCTTGCCCGTGTGACACCTTTTGTGAACGCTTGGCCGACTGGTATCCTGCCCTCATGCGCGTTATATGGGAATGTCTCAAATTGCACATATCCGCCATAACCTATAATCTTAATGTTATTTCCCATGTATTCCATCAGGCAAGATGTTATTGTTGAAGCTATCCAATCCGTTTCAATAAACCTTCTGCCGAAAGTGCCGTCACCGAAGTCATACTCTTTATCGGTTTCCCATAAATGCGGTTTTGTTGCAAGCTGTGAAAGATACGTTAAGTTTTTAAGCAAATCCAAAAGATTATAAACCCGCCCGTCCTCCCCGATAACATTTCCGAAACGCGGCGTATAGGTGTTTATGTCGTGTTCCCCGCCGGAAGCGGACGCTTCAGCGTCCGGATTTAACAAGTCCACAAGGTTGACAACACTGCCGTCCTCGGCCAGTATGCGCCCGTTTATGGGAGCCAGTGAATTGATGTCCATTTTGCAAATGCCTCCTCTTTTCTCTTTTTTTATAATTCCAAAATCAAATCCATAAGTTGGTTCATCACATCAGCCCGTGGCCGCCGTGTGCCAATATCCAGCCAAGTAACGGGAGACGCTCCGCTTTTATAGCTGTTCACCAAATCAATCACGCCTTGTAACGCGGCGCGGAGTTCCGAAACATGAAGCGGCCAGTGTGCCGTCTGCGTTATGCCGGGGATTATTTCCGAAGCCCAAGCATAAGCCGCCAAGCCGTAATAATTGCGGACAGTATTTATTGCTGTTCGCAAATCCGTTATATGCCGCGCTTTGACATGGATTCCAATGGATATGGCATCGTCAAAAGGCGAAGGCAAAACGGTAAAATTCCGTACAACATCCGGGCTGTTGAAGCCGCCGTCACTCGTTCGTATGGTAATGGAATAATTACCCGGCTGGCTTATATCCGAAATATAAACCGTCTTTACATTGTCACCCAACTCTCCGCTTGTAGTGAAATACCCCGGATTATCCACGCTGTTATGCCATTCGCCGTTGCCGATTTTTACATACACCGTTTGTAACTGTCCGTCCGGCTCCGGCTGGGTTTGTATCAAAAATTGTGGCTGGCTATTGTAAGTCCCGCCACCATTCCTTGGAGCGGCAACCAGCGGTTCAAGCGGCGGTCTGTCTTTCTGGACGCACAAAATACTGTTGCTTACTTTTTCGCTGGAATAAGAATCTAAAACGTCAATCGTCCAAATGCCGAATTGGGTATAAATCCCCGGTTCTCTCGAAACAGCCGGATTGTATGAACCGCTCGTTGCGGCACGGTTTATGTGTGCCAGAATATTCCACGCGCTCCAGTTAACATCATCCGCAGAAGTCCGGCTGGCAATCATATAACCTTTAATCGCGCTGGTAGTAACAGTTACGCCAGACCATCTTAGGGTAATGGTTTCGTCAGAATATTCAGCAGGGCTGGCAGAAGCCGTTGTCGGCATATTCGGCCAGTTATTTTTACGGACGCTGTTACTGGATATTTTCCAGCCGGAAAAGAAACTTGTTCCCGCCGCACCTCTTGTCCGCATACGGAAACGGCGAAAATTCCCACGGACTGGCGGCGGCGATACTAATGCGTTGCCCCGTCCTTCTTGGGATGTGGTGTTTATATATCCTAAAAACTCCCACGCGCCCCAAGTTGAATTGTTACTGGAGTCAGAAAACTCAACCTCGTACCCGATAATAGTATTGTTTATTCCCGCTGTTGCACCAAACCACGAAAGCAGAACATCATTTTCCGCAACAGTATCATTAACATAGAGGGATGTTGGAGCGGCTGCCGCTGTTGTCCGCGCCGCCCAATTGATGGTCAGCACAACTTTCGTTAAATCGCCGCGCCCGGTAAAACCCATGTACCTATCCCGGCTTTTCCCGGCATCCATGAACAGGCAGTTGCTGCTTCCGTTGCCGATGGAGTCAATTAAAGCTGTGGAAATATTAAACGATTTTGCCCCTTGCCCTGCGGAAATGGTGTAAGTATAAGCCGATGTAACTTTTGTAGGCCGGGGAGCGTCTGTGCTGGCGTTGTTATTGACGGCGGGTATGCCGCTCTGGTTTCCGGCGTAAAGATACAGCGTATTCGAAACCGAAGGAGAGCCGGAAGCCGTGCGAGAAAGCGACAAAGACGCGCTTGTTGGGTAGTGTGTAGCGTACATATTACGAATGGTGTTTAAATCAAACACCATCACGCCGACACACTCGCCGTCATCCCACTCCCCCTGCCGGATATCCGGCGTTATGTGCGGAATATACCGCCATTCACGAAAGCAACAGGCGTTTACTGCTTGATAAGATGGCAAAAACTATCACCCCCAGTTTTAAATTCGTAATGCGGAATTAAAACCAATTTTATTGATAAACTGCCATTACCAAAGAATTCACTATATCGCACGTAACCGGGGAAAACCGAGTATCCGATATGTTTTCGGCATTAATGGCTAACGCTCCTCGCACAACATACACCGTGCCAATACCTAATTCCCATGTATCTGAATTGCGGGTTAAGTTTGGCGGTGACGGCGTTGGTGCAGGAGTGCCGTCTTTTACCGCCAGACTGATAGAACGCGCCATGTTATCCCAGCGAAGCACCACTCGGTCTATGCGGGGATTCACGCCGTCAGCGGTGGTAATCGGCAAATCCAGCGGCGTAGTGTTGGAATAATGGTAACCGTTTATCCAGCCCGTTCCCGGCTGAACCGTTATGTTCATGCCCGTGGCTGCGGTGACTTTCAAGCTATCGCCATTCTTTACAAAGATACCGTTGGACACCAAATCACCGAAGTAAGCCGCAAAATCATCCGCGCTGTAAACCCGGTCACCGTTGTTTGAATTGAAAAAGCCGGATTTTTGCATTTTCTAATCACCCCCAAATATTCTCAATTTTTCGTTAATTGTCAGTAACGGTTTTCCGAATACCGCGCTCAAACTCATGCCTTCCCGGTCGTAGCTTTCCTCAATCTCCGTAATTCGTGCGTTAAGGCTCAAGCCCCAATGTTTGGACACAGCCTGTATCCGGCTTCCGATATCAAAATCAACTTTATATGTTAAGTTTCCGTATTGATTCACAGTCACATCGAAGGCTTGAACCATTGCGGATTCTGCCAGTTTTGATTGCCCTCGAAACACAAGTGCGTCATTATATTTACCGGGGAAATCCTCTTCCCGAAGGTCACGGGCATCAACATATATTTCATAACGCGCCTCGCCCTCGCCGCCGCCTACGGTTACACGGGTACGGGCAGCACCTTCGCCTTCCCCCGCGACAAGGGCGAATGTGGCGTAATCCACAACACTTTGGGTAAATATCTGTTCGATGATGTTTTCGTATTCCCGCGAAAAGACAGCTTGTGAATTACCGCCTAAATACGGAACAATAGTAAATAATCCTGTTTTCGGATTGAACACGGTCTTTATTCCCACGCTGGCGGCATCACAAAACCCGGTGACAGCGTCCATCAAGTTCCTGTATGATGTTTGGGTATTGACCGAAACCCCCAAAACCGCCGTTTCACAAGTGATACCGTTAATCTTCCGGCTTGTGTTGCTTGGATTTATTAAGTTACTGTCTACCAATTGCCTTATTGCCGCGCCCAAATCGCCGGAAAGAGTCTCCGTTCCCAAAACAATGCGCCGCGCAAGGAAGGATGTGGCGAACCGCCCGTTGACTTGGATAAATTCCCGGTCGCTGCCAGTAAGTTCCACAAACTCAATTAACCCGGATTCCTCATCGTCATTTTTCCAGAGTATGTTGCCGATTTTTAGCAGGGAAAGGTTTGTGTCCGTTGCGATGGCTTTCAACTCGAACGAGCCGCACCGGGAATAGCGGCGTGTCCATCGGAGATACTCATAGGCTTCAATTATGCCGCCTAACTGTCTGTTGTTCTGGTGGAAAACATATAATTCCATAAAAATCCTACACCCCCAAATACTGTGGACGGTAAAAGATGCTTGCCTCCAGCAAATCCATATTGTCAGCGGAGTTATACCGCAGAACATTTTTCCCGGCTTCAAGCTGTAGGAAAGTAGAACCCACATCCAACAGGGAGAAGGCATTGCTTACCGCCGTTCCCAATATCCGGGTTACTCTCTTCCCAGCGAAATGCGTGTAAATATGGTATTCTTCCCCGGCGGTCATGGTTGCGTTTATTCGTACAAACTCCCCGGTGTCCACGTTCAGCAATTCCGGCGCGGTCAATGTTCCCGTTGCCCGAAACACAATCTCACAGCCACAAGGTACATCTCCGATATTGTGGATGGTTATTATTTGGCTGGGCTGGCGAATGCCAAGTTCAATCCCCGGCGGCGTTATTTCTAACGGAAATGAAAAATTACCCATCCATGAAGCCAGTTCCTCCCGTATGGTTTCCAGTGCTTCAAAAAACGGTGACGGACACAATAACGATATAAAGAAAGCCGGAGCGCGGGCAATGTTACCCTGCGAGAATCCGGCTTCTTCAACGATACAAGATATTTGGCGGTCACGGTACATTAAAGTGCCGCGCTGTTTCGGCGTAAATATCCGTAATAAATGCCGCCTTTGTTCAAAGGATGCATCCATATCCTCCGCGATAATCTGTCCTTCGATGGTTATATTTCTCATATCCAGCGCGGACGAAATATAAAACGCGCCGTCTTGTTCAGGGGCGCGGAAGGTGTTAATGGTTTGGCGTATGCGTCCCGCTCCGTCCAGTTTTGTAAGGAACAAGGGCTTCATTTGTCTTAATTTTATAGACAGTCCTTCGGTGTTTATATATGTTAATTCCATCAACTCACCCCTTGTATCGAATTTTATAAAATCGTTAATTTACGATTAAACGCCGAGCGCAAGTTTGCGGCTCATATTACGGAATTCCCGCGCCGTTTCTTTCTCCGATAACGCTTTCGGTGAAGTGATGGAAATGTTCTGTGTAATACTTCCACCCGCCGGAATTGTCCCGGCGGAGTACGCGCCGTCAAACCCGCCACGAATTGTCGGGTTTATATCAAAATCCGTAGGAATGGACTTTTTCATATCCTTGGAAACTTGCTTCATGGCTTCCTCAAACCCAAGCCCCATGCCTTCGCCCATGTTCCCGCCGATTTCCGCAAAAACCGTTGACGGGGAGCGTATGCCCAAGAAGCTCTTTGCACTGTCTACTACATTACTGACAGCGTTCTTTACGGCATTTACGGCATTGCTTACCATGTTTGTTATTCCTTGAATCAAGCCTTTCATAAGATTTGCCCCGGCTTCCACCATTTGGGTTACACCCTGTCCGACAGCACCCACAAGCCCGGTAATTATCTGCGGTATGGCTTTCACGATTTCCGAAATAATCTGCGGTAAGTTCTGTACCAGCGACACAAGCAGTTTTACCCCGGCTTCCACAAGCTGTGGTATTGAATCAACGATACCGTTTACCAAAGCCAGTATTATTTCCGGGATTGCCGCTATTATTGTTGTAATAATTTCCGGCAAGTTCTGTATTAACGAAGTCAGCAGTTCAATCCCCGCTTGCACGATTTGGGGAATCGAATTCGTGAGTGCTTCCACCAGCGCGGTCAATATTTGCGGGATTGCCGCCACGATTGCCGTGATAATCGCTGGCAATTCTTGAATTAGCGATGTAAGCAGATTTATTCCGGCTTCTACAATTTTTGGGATTGATTCTGTCAAAGCCTCCACCAACGCCGATAAAATCTGCGGTATCGCCGTAAGTATTGTGGTGATAATCTCCGGCAAAGCGTCAATCAGCGCGGTCAGAAGTGTAATCCCTGCCTGTATTATTTGGTCTATACTGCCGACAAAACCGTCCACCAAACTTTTTATAATCTCGGGGATAGCCGCCACAATGGTGTTGATAATCGTGGGTAGTTCTTCTACCAGCGAAGAAAGCAGTTTTACCCCGGTTTCAATAATCTGCGGAATCGCACCGATGAGGAAGTCAACTAAACTTTTGATGATTTCCGGCAAAGCGGCCACCAAAACAGGAATCGCTTTTATAAGCCCTTCTGCCAGCCCTTCAATCAATTTTAACGCTGTGTCCAAAAGTTGGGGAAGGCTGTCAATTAAAGATTTAACGATGGTGGTTATAGCTTCCACCGCCGCCGGAATAAGTGTCGGCAAGGAGTCAGCGATACCCTTTGCCAGCGTGTTAATAATCTCCACAGCGGCCTTGGCGATATCCGGCAGGGCTTGTATAATCCCTTCCACCAAACCCATCAAGATTTTAAACCCGGCATCCAATATAACGGGTAAGGTTTCCAATAACGCTTTTGAAAACTGGTCTAAAACTGTAACCGCGCTGTCGATAACGACATCCACGTTGTTGGAAAGTCCCTGCGCTAACGCTTTAATCAGATTGATGCCCAACTCCAGCACCTTTGGTATAAACTCCGTGATGATATTGGCGATTTCCTTAAACACATCGTCAAAACTGGCGGCGAGGGCTTCAATCGAACCTTCACCCTTAATCAGCTTTAAAAAAGCGTCCGTCAGATTAGACACGGACGGCAACATCTGCCCCATGATTTGGGCTTTCCATTCGTTTGCCATTTGCCCTACGGCTTGCTGGGTATTATTGAGTGTGGTATTCAACTGCCGCATTTTTCCGTCATCGGTTTGAGCAAGAGCATAATTCATCCCGCCCACAGACGCACCGACAACATCAACCAGCACCGCTGCCCGTTCTGATTCCGTACCGAATTTAAGGATTTGCTCTTGTGCTTCGTCAAAAGTGTAACCGTAGCGGGATAACGCGCCAACTTGCCCGTCCATAACCTTTCCCAACATTGTCGCTATGTTGACAGCATTTTCCTGTGTAGCGTTTATACCGTATTGCTGTGCTACCATGTCATTCATAACGGGAAGCAAGGTTTTTAATGTGTCGGTTTTGGAAAGGTAAGTAGCCAATTCCTGTGCGCCGCCCTGCTGTGTGGTTGCGGAAACGACACCCAGCTTTTCATGCACGTTTGTCAGTTCAACAATGGATTTTATTTGACCGTCCGAAGCGTCCATCGTGTTTTTCATAACCGTGGTCAGCTTCATTTGATTTTCGGCGGCTTCGCTGGCCATTTTTGCGCCATCGGAAATGTAATCTTTAACAGCCGTGCCGATTTCTTTCACCATATCCACCAGAGCTTTTGCCCCGGCTTTGATTAAATCGGCGGCCAGTGTAGCCTTGAGAACATCACCAAAAACGGATGTTTTCTTCCCGGTATCGTCCATTTCTTTTCCGAGATTGTCGGTTTCCTTGCCCGTGGCTCGGAGTTCTTTTTCGGCATCGGAAAGGGAGCCTTCCAGCTTCCCGGTTTCCTTATCTGCGCTGGATATTTCTTTCCCGGTGGAATCCAAGGATTTACCAAACTTATCCGTTTCTTTCCCGGCTTCGCCCATGCCTTTGCCGAATGTACCCGCGCCTTTTCCGGCTTCGTTAAAACCCTTCCCGGCGGCATCCAATTCTTTATTGTTGGAAGCCAGTTCACGCTCCATGCCATTGAGTTCCGCTTGCGCTTTGTTCAGTTGGATTTGCCAGTTTTGGGTACGTTTATCGTTCTCGCCAAAAGAGGTGGAAGCGTTATCCAATGCGGATTTCAAGACTTCGATTTTACTCTTTTGTTGTTCGATTTCCTTTGTAAGTACAGTATTCCGGGAAGTCAGCGCACCCACCGATTTATCATTTTTATCGAATTGGGAAGTGACCAAGGCCATCTCACTGCCAAGAAGTTTAAAAGCCTGATTAATCTCGGCTAATGCCGAACGAAACTCCTTTTCCCCTTCCAGTGCTATTTTTATCCCCAGATTGTCATTGCCCACGGCTGGTCACCTCCTCAAAAATTCGGAATAATATCGTCAATGCTCATTTCCCTGTGCGGCTTTTCTATTCCCATGAATTGTTTGTGGCAAGTCCAAATGTCAAGGAACAGGCCAAGGGGCATAAACCAAAAATCATCCGCGCTCATATGCATTTGCACGGTTCCGTAATAAAACAGCCGGGTAAAAACTTCACTATCCGTTACCCGGCTGTCTCGTTTTTTGATGAATCACCCTCGGATTCGCTGAGAATATTCCGCGCCGTGCCTTTGAACATGGCTTCGGTGATAGCATTTTTGTATGTTGCCAGTTCCAGCGGCGAAGTGAGCAGTTCCACGGCTTCTTCGGTTAATAATTCCTTTGGCGCGTCCTTGTGCTTCAAATTGTGAATCATAATGGACTGGTTCGCCAGCAGCGTTAAAAGATATACAATTTCATCCAACGCCATTTCGAAGTTTTCAGCTTTCATCAGCTTTTCGCCAAGGTTCTCCAAACCGCCGTAGCGTCCAGCAATAACCTTTGTGGCACGAGTTGTCAAAACCAGTTCGTAGTTTTCGCCGCCGATGTTGATGCTTGCGGTTCGTTCGTTTTCCATATCTCCCAGCCTCCTTGTTTAACTAAATTCGGGTTCATAAACTTGTGCGTACCAATCATCTATAGTGCTATTCGACACGCCGGGGTCACCCTCCGTAACCTCGGCTTTCCACGGATGTTTATCCTTGCCGTCCAGTTTGTTCCGGCGCATCACCGTTCCCTCAATTGTGGGAGTTTGAAACGTGATAGAATCGCCCTTTGTCTGTAAGTTAGTAGCGGGAAATCCGAATTTAACCCTGTATAACCAAAAGTAGCGGTAACGTCCGTCCGGTTTTGCGGCACGGAAGCCCACAGCGATAGGCTGGCCGTCATTTTCAGAAGCGGAAATCAACACGCCATTATCATCCACCGTTGCACCCGTTAAATCTTGTGCCACTGATATGCTTATATCTTCCACATTTAAGGTCAATTTCCCGGTTTTAAAGTCTTTCATAACATAGGCTGCGCCATCATCCGCGAACAAAACTGCCTCGGCCAGTTCGATAGAAAGGTCAGCTTTAATCGCCTTAGACAGCGGAATCGGAACGCCGTAAGTTTCTTCACCGTTGTTATCTTCGGTGATTTTTGCATAAAACAATTTGTCCATGCCTACAGTTGCCATATAATTCAATCCTCCTTTGCGAATCTCGTGGTCAGGGCTGAAAAGCCCTGAAACCACGGCATTTCCCACAGTGACTACATGTACTCACTGTGATTTTCAACTTATTTCGTATAATCTACCCCGAAGATATTCAACCTCATTCCGTAGCTTCCGGTTTTCTTCTTCAAGTTTTGCTATACGCCGTTCTCTTGCCTTAATAATTACGTCTTTTGATTTTGAAGTCTTGTCATACTTAGCACGTTGATTTATTTCCCTGTTTACAGTATGTTGACGCATATCCTCGATTTTTTCGCGGGTTTCAGCGTCACTATATAAGAAACTTTTTGAAACTCCGCTTCGTTTTGAAATCGCATTGAAATTTACCGGTTTTCTTAGCAAAAGCAATTCCTCTATTGATATCTGAACTTTATTCCGGGCTTCATTGGTTTTGTTTTTGTTAGATTCCGCTATACCTTCCATATTTGCCGCCATCTATTGTTCCTCCCGTAGATGGCCGTTTTTGTGTACAGCCCCTTCTGTTTGGATGCGTTTCAATATGGCTTTCAATTCATTCAGATATTCGTGATTCTTTTCTACCCAACCGCTCCGGCCTAAATCGGCACTTATTTTAATCAGTTCAGTAATTCTTTTAATTTCAGTTTCATATTCGGCGGCATCTTCTTTTGTACTGCAAAAGTTTGAGCATTCCAGGCAGTGTTTCGATTGTTGTTTGCAGGACACCTTGGAAGGTTTAAAGCAGGTGCCAAACGGTACTTTTACTGCATCAAGGTTGTTTCTTACTTTTTCATAGTTAATACCGCCACTCCCGGCATCAGCTTTATAAGATGGTGCAATGTCTAAATGGAATAATCCCAGTCCTTCGGTTTCTTTCCACTTTTCATACAGGGCATTTTCAGACACTTTTGCATAATGAAGCGTCATCTGTAAACTGCAATGACCAAGAAGCTGCTGGATGATCCCTATCGGCATCCCTTGTCCGGCGTACTCCATCGCCCGCGTGTGGCGCATGGAATGCGTTTTGAAATGATAAAGCATTCCGGCAGCATCACGAATGCCTTTTTTCTCTATCAGCGCCTTTATCGCACTTGTGAATTTTACCTTGCTTAGCGGACTGCCGGTTTTCTTTCCTTTATAGACATTGAATAAATAGCGCTCCGGATTGTTTTGCACCGTACTCATCGTGGCGGCCGTGTCCGCTAGTTCTTTGACCATTAAAGCTGCTTCATCGCGGATTGGTATTTTCAGCAAGGGGATGCCCGTCTTTGTGATTTCCCCGCATAAATAACCAACGTATCGCCCCTCCCCGGAATGCCATTGGTAATCAAGGCAATTATCATATCTTAAGTTTAAAATATCAGTCCCCCGCCAGCCGCTTTCCCTTAAAAGGATATATACAGGGATAAATTCTTTAGGTTCAATATCATTTACAGAAGCATCAAGCTGGTTTATCACCGGGGCAGGAATATATTTTACTTTTCCAAAAGTATCCGCCGCCCGCTCCCTTTTCAGCAGGTCGTCATCGTAGATTAGGCGGTTCACGTCTTTGAGCGGTGATAACGGATACTCTGCAAGCTGTATATAATCAATAAAGTAGCGGACAAAGGATACAGACTTGCTACGATATGTTGCATTATGATTTTTATGGTAATCAATAACCCATAAGAAATATTTCTCAATGTCCCCACGGGTAAGTTTCTCAAAAAAGCCGTCTGTGTAGCCATGCTCATAAAACATCTTGAAAAACTGTTTGATATAGACTGACATCCCAACGCAGTATGACCAGCTCCTTTTTGAAATCAGCCTTCTTATAAAACGCTTAACCATTTCACGGTAATACACCGGAACTTCAGTAAAACTTATTCTTAGATTTTGACCGCTTATTTCCGCTGCCGAACGCTTTACTCCCGGAATATTGGCGGCATACCATACGTCCTTTTCTGTTTCATCACGATTATCGTAAAAATCCCTAATGAACGAAAATAAACCATCCCATACACCTTGATACCGTTTCCTCTTTTTCTCTTCAAATATACCGGTTTTTCTGAGGAATATTTCTGCCTGGCCGTCAAAAGCCAAAACCACCGCAAAGCTTTCTAATCCCTTCCGGCTTTCAGCATAACGGGCTAAAAGTTCAAGAGGTTTCTTATAGTAACATAAAATGGTTCCGGCCTTAACATCTTCGTTTTTTATCAAATTTGATACGTAATATTTAGCCTCATTCTTCAATTTTTCGTTTTTAAATATCGAAAAATCTAATTTCTTTGAGTATTGAGGATTTACAGCTATATTCAGTTTCTCAAATATGCTATCCCTGATATCCCAAATATCATTTAAAAACCAGTAACCATTATCTTGTGAAAGGCACTCCACCATCAACGAATATTTATCGTTAAAAACCGGCGGAACTAAAAGTGCGTATGCATTGCTCATTATTCGCGCACCTCCGTTCCTTTTACCGGACCGGTCAGCTTTGATACCGTTTTGCGAAATACTTCCGCAACCTCTTCATCAGAAGGATGTACGTAAGTATTAATTGTTGTATAAATATTTTTATGCCCGGCTCTTTTTCTCAGCAATTCCGGCATCCATCCGGCAGAATATAGTAAGCTCAATGATGTGTGCCGGAACATATGCGGTGTAATATTTATACCGGTTTTTGACCTTAGCATCCGGAATACGTTGTCAACGTTCGTATATGTCATGGCTTTTCCGGCTTCCCGGCCAGTGAGTTTTATGAGTACATGATTAGTTTTGATATCACCGGTATGAAAAGCACATATATATTCCATGAACAAATCTGAAAGCTCTTGTGTTATATCTAATGACCGGGGGCTTGCAACAGACTTTATTTCCGCCTGGTTTTCCAGTTCACCGCGGTCTTTGACGTATATTTTGTTATCGCTGATGTCAAAGTCTTCTAACCACAGCGAAAGCGCTTCACCTATCCTCATGCCGGTTTCAAAAAGCAGGTACAGAAGGAAATAATCCCGCTGGTTTGTGGTTGCCCTAAGAAGATCCGCCGCTGATTCTTTTGTAATGGTTCTTATACGCATTTGCGGCTCATTAAGCTTCAGAATGTGGCTTTTAGAGGCCTTGTTTTCCGCTATTCCTGCCAGAAAGCTTTTGTAGCTACGGCCTGGCATTCTGATGAATTTAACCAGCTTATCAGGCAGGCTGCTTTCGTATTCATCGTGGCGTACCAGATAATCGTAGAAAGCAACAATGGTATCAATTGCTTTATTAACCGTTTGCGGCTGCCTTTCAGGCTCATATCTGATTGGAACGACTTTCTGATGTATATGCGGGTTTTGAAGCCAGGCGACAAATCCAGCGAGGTCATCGATATTTATTTCGCGATAATCCTTCCCCCTTTCGCTTAGATATGTGAAATACTGCTTTAGATGGGTACAGTGCATCCGCAATGTATTTCTCGCATATCCGATATTGTCTTTGAATTTGAGGTATTTTAACACCGCCTCTACCGGTGCCCCGCTATCATCGGCCAGGTAATACCTGACGCGGTCATCCGGGGTTCTGATCTTTACTACTTCCATTGTTCACACACTTCCTTTCTTATTTTTAGTGCGTGAACAATATATAATATTTTCTTATTGCTAATCAAATTTTTCGCTTACCGGGAAGCAACCTTCCTACAGCGACTACTGTGAGTACTGTGAAGTCTATACCACGAGATTCCACTGTATTCTCTGTAAAAATCACCCACTGTGACTACTGTGAGTACTATGATTTTCTATCACGAGATTCCATCCCATATGTTTGTGCTACGTCAATGGCGTAGCTGTGATAGCTTGTATCTGTGTCAAATCCAACATAACGCCGCTCCGTTATTGTGATGTCAACCGCCAAAAGCGCAGCGGTTATTTGCCGCGCACGTTTTCTATAATTGGTTTTGCTGAACAAGGACAGCCGTACTTCTTGTGTTTCGGCTTGGGGAGCGTTATCGGCAAACAGCGGAAAACCGTCTGTCAGCGGGGTAAGCACGACATACTCATCAGGAGGAACGCCGGAAAATATGCCCGTTTCCAGCGGAACATTTATTGCATCAAGAATTGTGTTCAGTTTCGCAAGTAAACTCATGTCAGCCCAGCCTCCTCCTTAAATTTCCGCTCCATAGCCTCAATACACGCTTTTCTGCTTTGGGTTCTGGCTGGCTTCATAAACGGTCGCGGCGGCTGATTGTGTTTGCCGTATTCAAGAACGGACGCAATCATGGCGTTTGCTTTACCGTCCGAGCGCGGTTCGTTGAAACCCACTTTTACATCATGGCCGCCGTTGCGGTTAACCTTCGCCGGAGAAAGCCCCAAAGACCGTGCCAGTTCCCCGGTTGATTCGCCGGACAGAACGCTTTGCAAGTTTGACTTCACTTTTTCGAGAACAACCTCGCCTCCGGCCTGTAAAACTTTAGGTACAATTTCATCCGTCTTGTCAGCAAGCCGCGAGAGTCTTTCTTCAAATTCGCTGGGAAGCGTTACGGTTAATTTCGCCATGTCAGCCGCTCCCTTCAACTTTTTCTGCGATGCAATCAATGTACATTCCGCGCCCGCGCAAAGTATCAACGGACAGGATTTTATAACGCCCCTCCGCATCGGTGATGATGTGTGTTGTGTTAACATCCACGCCGGGAATACGCCGGAAGCGGAAAAGAGCGGTAGCTGTTGAAAACTGCGCCATATTCACCCATTTTTCTGTAGCGTTTTTTATTTCTTTGTTGGCGCGGACGCTTGCCAAAACAGTATCGCCGCGAGTAACAAACCCTTCTGCATCCTTTGCCGGAGCGGTCGAAACAATATCAATAAAAGCGTTCATTTTTATGCTCATAAATGCCACCATTCCTTGTTTACGGAAAGTAAGCGGTGAATGGCATCCATAGAACGGCCAGCGGCGGCGGCCGTGTCCGCAAAGAAGCCGCCCGTGCCGCCGTCCCGCGATTCGTACCAATGTGAAACAAGCATTATCACAGCTTGTGAGGTAGACGGCGGGAGTGTAGTCCATATCCGCTTACGTTTTTGGTACGTCTTGGCGTAATCAAGCGCGGCGCGGATAAAGCCGCGCAAAAGTTCATCATCCTCGTTATGGGTTAGAATCAGATTCGATTTAACCGTTGGTAATAAAATATCTACAAGTTTATCCACGCCGCGCCTCCCTTCTTTTGATTACATTCCCATCTTGAGAAGCTGGATACCTTCGGCAAGAATGACTTTACCGTCCACCCGTTCTGTTGCGATGAAGCCAACTTGCCCGGTTCCGGCATAGAGTTCATTAAGCCTTTGCACCGTGCGCCCCATGCGGTCGGCTATCCAATAATTGGAGAAGTCACCGAAAGCGATGGGCATTGCGTTGGCGGCTACGACAGGAGCGTAAGGCGAAGTATAAATTGGGTAGCCAAGCAGTCTGTCCGGCTCTCCCGCCTGTACGCTCGGCTGCCACAAATATGCGCCGTTGCTGTCTTTAAGTTTCCGAAGCGCGGAAACGGTCACATCCCGCATCAAGAACGATGCGTTTCTGCGGTACGGGCTTTTCAGTGCGTATATAAGGTCGATAAGATTATCTACCGTAACTGCCGCCGCGCTTCCGGCGGTTACGCCAACTTCGCCTCCGTTGGCGGTAAAAATACCCGTAGGACGGTCTGTACCGTTGCCTGTGCAGAACGCCTCTTCCTCGGCAATTCCAAAAGCCCGCGCAAACTCGGCGGCGATGTAGCTTTCGAGGTTGAACATAGAGTCTTGCAACAATTCAAGGCTGACTTTAACAAGGTCTGTCAGCTTGAAAGCGTCTATGGTTTTCTGCGCGAAAGTGGGGTTGCTTTCGGTATAAGCGGCGTTTTCGGCAGTCCATTGCGCGGCAGAGTGCGTAGCCGCGATAGGAATTTTCCGCTCCGCTGATGTGGTGATGGTTTTGGCAATCGAACGGATTACGTTGGATTCCTCAAGCCCCATGACGATTTGCTTCTCGAATTCCAAGGGTACGAGATACCCGCCGTCCGTATCGGGTGATGTGCTTAAAACATTATTGACAGGCGGCCTGCCGCGCAGGATGTTACCAAAGTCAACTTTGTACTCGTTGGAAGCCCTGCTCGTTTTATCCACATCGGGGAGTGCCGGGGTATTGGTGACGGCTTGGCTGGTAGCTTGGTTTAATTCCAAGTCATAGACGGCTTGCCGCTCCAAGCGGTCGATTTCCTTACCTAAGTTCACCATATCCGCTTCCATTTTTTCGTACTCGGCGGCGGCTTCGGCGGGAACCATGCCGTTCTCCCCGCGCTTGCTGTCCAAGAAGTCCTTTGCGGTGTTCCAGAGTTTGTTGCGTTTTTCACGCAATGCAAGAATAGTGTTCATAAAATTTTACCTCCCATTATTTGTTTGCGTCGGGCTATCGCCCGACTGTCCGTTATTCGCCAAATGCACAAGTAAACTTGTGCGCTTGGCTCATTTATTGCAAATTAAAGAGAGCCGCTTCTCCAGCGACTCTACGGGGACACCTTGCGGTATTTCAATTTTCGGTACTGCGGTTTGCGGTGTTGGCGGTTCTTTTGAAGTTGATGCCATCTTCTGCCTACGCACACTTGCCAGCACTTTATCCATCAGCGAATTGGTAACCGCCCTGCGCGAGAACACATAATTGTCCGCGCCGGGTTCGCGCTGGCGTTTTTCGTCCTCCAGCATCCCATCGGCAAACCCAAGTTCCATTGCCCGGTTTACCGGGAAAAAGGATTCTGCGTCCATAAGGTTTGACAGTTTTTGGCGGCTCATTCCGGTTTTTATTTCGTAGGCGTTCATAATGGCTTCTTTTACCTCGTCCAGCATAGCGGAGGCTTTTAACATTTCCTCGCTGTCACCAATTGCCACTGTCCAAGGATTGTGAATCATCATTAACGAACACGGAGCCATAAGCACCCTCGTTCCCGCCATCGCCACTACCGAAGCGGCACTAAACGCCGCGCCGTCAATCTTAATGGTCACATTGCCTTTATAATCCATCAGCATAGCGTATATACGGCTGGCCGCCACGCAATCGCCGCCCGGACTGTTCAGCCAGACGGTAATATCGCCGTCCCCGGATTGTAATTCCGATAAAAACACAGCAGGGGTTATTTCGTCACCCCACCAACTTTCGGTGGCGATTACGCCATCCATGCGTAAAACACGCTCCCCGGTGGCTTCGTCTTTTGTCCAGTTCCAAAATTTATCCATTAGCGTTTTCCTCCTTTCCTCCATCATTTTCCGATACAGAATTCATTCGGCTGACCAGCGGCATTAAATTTCCGTTGACGAGAAGCAAATCCCCGCCCTCGTCAGCCGGGATAAGGTTCAGCTTTTCAAGGCTTCTGATATCATTTGCCGAAAGCCAGCCGTTCTGCCGCCCAACGGCGTAACCGTCCATCCGGCTTTTATAGTCACCCCGGAGCAGACCGTCCACATTAAACCGGATTACAATGCGGGATTTTTCGCCGGGTAGGAGCAGGGCTTGTTGAAGGCCGTCCTCCCAGCGGCGCACCCACGGGTTCAAGGTGTACATAACAAACTCCAAGGATTGCTGGGTAATATTGCTGAATGAAGATTTTTCCAAATCCCCAATCATGTGCAGAGGCACTCTGAAAATCCGGGCTATTTCCGCAATCTGAAATTTTCTGCTTTCCAAAAATTGGGCTTGTTCTGGCGCGATACCGATTGCATGGTATTTCATGCCTTCTTCCAAAACCGCCACTTTGTTTGCATTGCCGGGCCCGCGGTATTCGGCGTTCCAACTGTCTTTTACACGCTGAATGTCTTTGATGGTACTTGGGTGTTCCAATATACCGCCGGGGGTTGCGCCGTTGGCGAAGAATTTAGAGCCGTATTCCTCCGCCGCAAGAGTCATACCGATAGCATTTTTTGCCATTTGTATAGGCGAATAGCCGATTAACCCGTCAAAACCAAGCCCCGGTATGTGGAGGATTTCCCATTTGCGGAATTTCACTTCGCCCTTGCTGCTATAGTAGGTGTAGATAATTTCGCCGCCGGGTTTCCGTTCCACGGACATCCGGTCGGGTAACAGCGGGTACAGCGCAATAGGGTAACCCCTTCCGTTTCTGACTATCTGACTGTACGCATTTCCGAATAAAAGCAAATGGGACATCAGCGTTTCACGCCATATAAACGAAGTCATTTCCGGGTTTGGTTCGTCATGGAGAAGGTTATACAGGGGATGACTGGTTTTCAGCGTTTTGCCGCCATCCTCCGTGCGTTCGTATATTTGGAGCGGAAGCCCAGCCAATGACTCCGAAAGCACCCGGACACAAGCGTAAACTGCGCTGGTTTGCATGGCTGTCCGTTCTGTTACCGTTTTCCCCGATGCCGTGCCTGAGAGGAAGTTCCATCGGCTTAACAGCCCGTAGGTTTCGCTATTATTGGCGTTTTGGGGTTTATCCCGCGAACGGAACAGCCCTTTAAAAATACTCATATAAACAATACCCCCCTTTGGTCATAAACTGATGTGTTGTCAACTTCCATCATTGCCCTCGCAAGCCCCATCAGAAGCGCGACAACTCCGTCAATCTTCTCCGTTGATTTCTTCTTGTTGGGTTTTATGTCATCGGCAGCGTTCCGGTCGATTACTACATTACGCATATTCCAATCCAAAACCGGATGCTTGTTGTGGCGGATTTTGCCCTCTAACACAAACTGAAATAAATCCTTCGATGGCGGGGACATGGATAAAAAACCCTGTCCGAAGGGTATTGTTTCAAAACCCTGCTCCGCGCCCAATTCCTCAAGGTCACGGCGCATTTTTTCCGCGCCGTAGCGGTCATAGGCGATTTCGCGGATTCTGAACCTTTCGGACAAATCTTTTATAAACGCCGTCACGAAGTCATAATCCACCACATCACCCTCGGTTGTATGAAATACTCCCATCTTTTGCCAGACAACATAAGGTACATGGTCGCGGCGGGTTCTGTAATCGATGACGTTTTCCGGTAGCCAGAAATAGGGAAGGACTGTGTATCGCATATCTTCCCCGGCCGGAGGGAACACCATCACAAACGCCGTAAGGTCTGTTGTGGTTGCGAGGTCAAGGCCGCAGTAACAATCCCGGCCTTCATAATCGGAAATGTCAAAATCCTCACCGCATTCATCCCATTTATCCATACGCATCCAGCGGACGGTGGCGTTGCACCACTCATTTAAGCGAAACTGCCGGAAGTGCAGTTCGTCAGCCGCATACTGCCGCGCCTGTTCGTAGGCGGCTTGCACATCCTCAAAATCAAGGGTAACGCCGATTGACGGGTTACACTTTCGCCACACCGCTGGGTCGCGCCAGTCATCGCCCTCGGCCATGCCAAAAACCACCGGATAGAAAGACGGGTCAACCTTCGCGCCTTCCAGTATGTCTTTGGACTTTTGGTGCATTTCGTAACATATAGAATTGCGGTCGCGGCCGGCCGTGGTTATCAGAAAGTAAAGCGGCTGCCGCCGCGCATCCCCGGTAAACTTTGTCATAGTGTCGAACAACTCCCGGTTCTGTTGCGCCCAAAGTTCGTCAAATATTAACCCGGACACGTTGAAGCCTTGTTTGGCTTTGGTTTCCGAGGACAGCACCCGGTAAAAGCTGTTCATCTTTGGAAACACAATCCGCTTCTTGGATGGTATTAATTTTGATATTGGGTATAAATGTTCACTATTTTTAACCATTTCTTGTGCCGTGTTGAAAACAATACTGGCTTGGTTCACATCTGCGGCACATGAATATACTTCCGCTCCCGGCTCACCATCGGCAAAGAGCAGATACAGCGCAATCGCCGCCGCCAGTTCACTTTTGCCGTTTTTCTTGCTGATTTCGATATAGGCTGTTTTAAACTGCCTGTACCCGGTTTCCTTATCCACGATTCCGAAAATATCCCGGATGATTTGTTCTTGCCAAGGCATGGGTTTGAACGGTACGCCAGCCCATTCCGCTACGGTGTGGGTAAGCATTCCGGGGTCGGTTATAAATTCCACAGCAAAGTCAGCGCGGCGTTTATCGTAATATGAAGTCGGGAGCATGAGCGGTGTTGGTTTATATATAAATTCACCCATTACCCGGCCCCGCTTTCATGTTCAGCAATGCCTGACATCACAAACACACAGCAAGGGAGAGCGATTCCGTTACCCCACAATTTATATTCCGCAGAATCCGAATGCGGGTTCGCCAGCCACTTTATTATCTGCTTCCGGGTTTTGGGTTTGCCGGACTTGCCCTCTATAATGCGATGGGTTTCAAACACCGCTGCCCAAAAGGCGATATCCTCATCGGTGGGGTTCGGATTTCCGAGGTTTGAGCAATAATCAGCCGGGAAGCCCTGTAAAAGCGCACATTCTTGTGGCGTTAATCTCCGTACAATGTAACGATTTTCTTGGTAACAAACGGCATGGCGTTCAATAGTATTTAACGTGAAGGAAATGTCATCACCAATTCCGCTTCCCCGATGGGACGGCCGGCTTCCGTTCCCTTCCAAACAGACCACCGCCATGCCCCCGGCGTTCTTATTCGGGTCCGGGACGGAAGTGTCCAGCGTCCGCGCTGTTTCCGCTTCATAAATACCGGAGTGCGGGTTCGCGCTCCGCATCGAGTTTGACGATTGGGAGCAAATGCCATAAGCGGCTTTTGGCAAAACGAGCGTTGTGTAATCCGTTATGCGGTTATTATGGTCACCCGTGATGGTGTTCACGGTTTCGCCGTTGCCGTTGCCCCGTGCGTCAAATACTATCGGCTGGTGTCCGTGTTCTTGTGCGCGGAGCGTTCCGGTTACATCTTCGGAAATATTCATGTAACCGCCGCCTTGGTCGTTTAAAACCAGCACATTACCGGGCATATTCGCTTCCAGCGGCGCGGCGCAATCCTCCGTATATTGGATGCTGCCCGTTATGCTTTTGTAGCCGTTGAAACCTGCCGCTCCAATGCCAGCCGCAGAATTTCCGGCAGTTCCTTCCCTCTGGCTTGCGCCCTGCGGAGGATTCCCTCGCAGGCGCGTTTCGTCAAATAGTATTTTTCCGGCACATTCGCCATTAAGATGGACGATAATGTAACAACGGCGGCGGCGTTGGGGTACTCCCCAAAATTGAGCGTCAAGCGTTCGCCAGCCGATGGAGAAACCGTCTCCCAGTGCGGAGGCGCACCCCCGGATTTCCCCGGATGTTGACCATTTGCCGTCTTTAGGCAAAGGTACTGACAGGGCTTCGTTTTTAACTTTGACAAGTTCATTCAGCACCTCCAAGAAATCTAAACCTTTGTTACTGGTGTACATACCCGGCACGTTTTCAAGCGCAATATAGGACGGATAGGCATTTTCTGTCGAAATACGCATTTCTTTGACAATGCGTATTATTTGGAAAAACAGCCCGGAGCGAGAGCCGGACAGCCCAGCCCTTTTCCCGGCAACAGATAAATCTTGACAGCAAAAACCCGCCGTGATGATGTCCACTGGCGGGATTAACGAGCCGTCTATGGTGTTTATATCCCCAAGGTGTATTACGTTTGGAAAATGTTTATTGGTGACGGCGATGGGGAAAGGTTCAATTTCCGATTTCCAGACCGGGGTTATTCCGCAAAGCTGTCCAGCCAGTTCAAAGCCGCCGGAACCGGAGAACAACGAGCCGAGGGTTAGTTTATCCATCGGCGGTCACCTCGCGGTAGGGTATCTTTTTTCCTTCTCGTAATAAAAACACATCTCCGGCGGAGTCCATAAGCTGGTAGCGTTTGACAATCACATCACAATACTTCGGGTCGAGTTCCATTGTCCGGCAAACCCGCCCGGTCTGCTCGGCGGCGATTATTGTTGTGCCGGAACCGCCAAACAAATCCAGTACAATATCCCCTTTGCGAGAGGAATTTTGTAATGCTTTGGCTACCAGCAGAATGGGTTTCATGGTCGGATGTTCCGGTGAAACTTTCGGTCGCGGGATTTGCCATAAATCGGACTGCTTCCGGTCTTTCAGCGGGTACAGCCGTTTGCCCTCTAACCAGCCGTAGTATAAAGGTTCGTACTGCGTGTGATAGTCCTTCCTCGATAAAACCAAACTGTCTTTCGCCCAAATAATGGTGCTTGACCAGTGGTATCCGGCTTCGCTCATGGCGGTCATTACATTACTCCACTCTTGCGCGGACATGGCAATATATGCCATGCACCCCGGCTCGGAAGCGGCCGCCATGCACTTAAATGCCGCCAATAAAAAAGCACCGAATTCCTCGGTACTCATTTTGTCGTTCATTATTTGCCGTGCTTTCCAGCTTGGATGTTTTTTGTCCGCGCCGTAGTCCACGTTCCACGGCGGGTCTGTGAAAACGCACCGTGCCTTGCCGCCGTCCATAAGTGTATTTACATCTTCCAGGGAAGTGGAATCCCCGCACATTAAACGGTTGTTACCCAATAACCATATATCTCCGCGCCGGGACACCGGGTTTTCGATTTCCTCTGCGGCTTTGTCTGCGTCAAAATCGTCCTCTTTGGCTTCAGACTCGAAACCTTCACCCTCGGAAGCGAAAAGCCGCGCCACTTCGTCAGCGTCAAAGCCTGTCAGCCCGGTATCAAAACCAAAATCCCGCAAATCGGCAAACTCCAAGGCCAGCAGTTCTTCATCCCACCCGGCGTTTAAAGCCAGTTTATTATCCGCGAGAATGTACGCCTTTTTCTGCGCTTCGGTTAAATGTTCCACAAATATACAGGGTACTTCGGTTAAGCCTTCTTCCCGCGCCGCCATCACGCGCCCGTGTCCGGCGATTATGTTCATATCTTTGTCCACGATAACCGGGTTCACAAAACCGAATTCACGCAAACTGGCGCGAAGCTGGAGAATCTGCTCCTTGCTATGGGTACGGGCATTTCTGGCATAGGGTACAATTTTATCAATCGGCACAAGTTCGTACCGCTCGGCAGAACGCATGGTCAAAACCTCCTGTTCAAAAATTTATTCAGAAAAGCGTTGTTTTCATCGCTTTGGCTTTCGCTGTGTCGATTTATAAGGTGCATAATGATATTAAAATCGGCTTGCATCGCCTTGTAGTAGCCTTGCCCCGCCGTAACGTAGGGAGACAGCTTTAAGTCTTTGGTCATACGGCCTATCTTCCGGTTCATGGCTTCGCAAGCGAGAAAGCCCTGCCGATTCAAAACATAATCTGTTATGGTTTGCGGCGCGATTAAGCCTTCACAACCCCGCGCCGCGATATATGTTTCAATTTCCGTGCGGAGCGCATCCGCAGACGGCACTTCCGCTTCGCACTCTTTCATGGCCATAGCGAAATATTCAGCCATGATATTTTCATAATCCGCTTTTTTAACGGTTGGCTTCGGCGCGGCTTTCGCCTTTGGCGTTTTGCCTTCGAGACCGCTTTCGATTGGGTTCTTCCGGGGACGGCCTGCACCCGGACGATAGCCGCCGCTGGGCATGAGCAACACCCCTTTGAATTTTGATTTTTTGATTTTTGATTATAAAAAAACTCACGCGAAAGACCGAGCGCGCTGTCCGGCACTATGTTGTAGCGATGTTGACCGCCCTTGCGAAATATAAAACTTTCGCCGCGCTCTTTACTCTTTCAGCCGCCGCCAACGGAACACACCGCACCACGGTTTATAATTATCTCTTCTCAGTTTCACCGCTCTTAAAATAATCTCCCTCTTTGGCGTGAAGCCGGGAATGGCACTCCAAACAGAGAGCCTCCATGTTACTCCAATCGTTTGTGCCGCCCTCCGCTATTTTAATTTTATGGTG